GCTGACGATGTTTTGGATACGGCCGTTCTTCCCCGGGCGGTTATCCGGGGCGTGGAACCATCGCCAGCCGTACTGGGTCAGCATGTCCTGGACGGCGCGCTGGAGGGCGGCTTCGGTGACTTGCCGGTAGACCAGCTGCTCTGCCGTTAATCGGCGAGCCATGCCCAGGTCTTTCCCTTGCGGATGTTGCGGATAGTCAGGGCGGTTACTCCGTAGGTTGCTGCGAGGTCGACGTGGCGCTCGCTGCTGGCTCGAATGGCCCTGACCTGGTCAGCGGTGAGGCGGGCGTTGCCGTTGTCCTCTCCGCGCTTCCTCTGGTCCGGGTAGGGCGCCACGGTTACGTCGAGGTGTCCCCATTCCTCCCTGCGGCGTAGCTTGGCTATGTGGTGCGGGGTGACGCCGTAGTGGGCGGCAAGGACCGCCCCGGGTTTTGAGCTCCCCAGGATTGTACGGACCTGCTGTTCGGTGAGTTTGTGCTGGGTGTGGTCTTCGCCCTTTTGGCTGCGGCCACGGCTGACCATGTCCTCGCTGTTTTGTGGTCGGGTGCCGGGTTCGAGGTGGCTTAGGCGGATGCATGGCGGGTTATCGCAGCGGTGGCGGATAACCACGCCGGGCGGGATTGGGCCGTTCGCGTCCTCCCAAGCTTGGCGGTGGGCCAGCTTGTGGTTGGTGGTTACTCCGTAGCCTTGCTTATTGCGGTGCCCGTCCCATTCCGTGCAATTATCCATGGTCAAGATTTTATCGTGTATCGCTCCGGGTTTATGCCTCCGGCGCGGGCATGTCCACAGTTACTCGGCTGGCCGATCCTCCCATGCTGTAGCCGCGTATCTTTCCGGCCTTGACCATGGTCCATGCCCAGGGTTCCCATTCGACGCCAAGGAACGGTGTTCCTGCCGGGAAGGTGTGGGAGGTGGCGGTGCCGTCGGACTTCTTTAGGTCGACGGTGTACTCGTGCGGCATGACCATGCCGGATACCCAGCGGCCGGCGACGATGTCGGTGTTGTGCTGTAGCCGGATGCTGCGATCCTCTTTGGCAAGGTATCCGTGGAAGGCTTTTTGGAGCTCGCGCGCGTCCGTGTATTCGCCATGGGCGTCGACACGGTCGGGGATATAAAACGGCGCAAGGGTGAACCTTTCCTCCTCAACCGTGTCCAGTGACTTATTCACGATTTCGGGGGCCCAGCCGCCCGGGTGCCAGTCGTCCTCATACATGGGGGCTGGTTCCTGGAGGGCTAGCTCGAAGTGGTTGGGGCCGATCGCCACGGTCAGGGCGTGCAGGCAGACGTCTACGGGCTTGAAGTCCAGCGGCGGGGTCTCCGCGTCGGCGGGGATGTAGGCGACGGTGACGTGGGGGGTGTACTCGCCGTTGCCGTCGCCGATGCCCTTGAGGGGGATGCCGGCGTCGGCGAGGGCGGTGACGAGGTCGGCGCGGAGGGCGGCTAGGCCGGGGATGTCGACGCCGACCCAGAAGGGGTCTGTGTCTTCGCCGTTGCTGAACCGCCCGGTACCTTGCAGGGTGCCGGTGATCTTCTCGTGCTTCATGGCGACCTCGCCGACGATGCCGACAAGGCGGCGCTGCTGCTCGACACCCATATCCGCGGCGTCGCCAAGGTAGGCGAGGGTGATGTGGAGTTCGGCCGCCGCCTCGCCGCCGGTCACTTTCACCTTGTCGGCGTTCCATGCGTCGAGGAACCAGGCGACCATTACCCCGGTGGGGGCGCTGGCGCCGATGTCCCAGCCGCCGTCGCCGTCCGGCACGGCCTCCAGCGTGATGACCTGCCAGCCGTCCTCTTCCGCCTTATCCACCCGGGCGACCAGGGACTGGAGGCCGCTGGCCTCGGCCAGTTCGCGGGCCTTCTCGATGGGGAGGGTCTGTTTCATCGCTGCTCCTGCTGCTTCCGTCGGTTCGCTTGCTTATGGTCGGTCCTGGCCCATGCCCAGCCGTTGATCCACTGCTCGGCGTAGAAGGATTCGGTGGGGTCGTTGATGCGGTAGGGGTTGCCGGTCAGCGGCTCACCGGCCACGTAGGCCCGGTAGCCCTCGGCCTGCTTAGGGTTGTCGAAGTTGTCGATCATCAGAGTCCGTACTCTCGCTGGGAGCGGGCCTGCCCGCTGCTGTGGCCCAGGTTCTTGACCCGGAGGGCGTGCTTGTAGTCACTGGGCTGCTGCGCTATCCGGTAGCGGAAGGAGCCGAGGGTTTCGCGGCCGTTCTGCAGCCACCACTCTTTTAGCTCCTCGGAGGCGTACTTTTGGGCGATGTTGTAGGAGCCGGTGAATAGCTGCTCCTCGGTTATGCCCTTCGCCCGGGCGGTACTCAGCATTTTGTTGTTGAAGAAGACGCCGTTGAGGTCGTCGAGGGCGCGGTTGATCTGCGCGCCGATGTACTGGCTGTACTCCTCGCGGATGCGTTCGGTCTGGGTGAGGGCGCGCTCGGGCTTCGCCGCCGGGTTGGTGCTCGGGTCATTATCTTGAGCGTAGCGGCGGATTTCGGCGTCCCGCTTATCCTGCTCGCGGATGGATTGGACGAGGCGGGCCTCGGCCGCTTCCCGCTCCGCCTGCACCGCCGCGCGCTGGTCGATGATGTCCAGCAGCTTATCCATGGCCTCGGGGTCATCGTCCGCGTACCGGGCCATCTGCTGCATGAGCTTTTCGTCGGACCAGTGGAGGGTGCTGTCGTAGGTGAGCTCGTCAGCCTTGGTGGCCTTCACCCGGGCCTCGGGCATGTCGGGGATGGCGTCGTCGACGGCCGTGGCGGGGGCGGGCAGGCGGGCGGGGATGTTGTCCAGCAGGTCGAAGCCGGCGGTGAAGGGGTCGAAGTCGATTTCGTAGTGGTCGCCGGTGGGGCTGAGCCAGTCGATGGTGCGGGGGCGGAGGGCCGGGTTTTCGTAGGGTGCGGGTAGCAGGTTGGCGGTGCAGCGACAGGAGGGGTGGGCTGGGGGCATCATCAGGCCGCCGCTGAAGGGCTGGTTCCAGAGGACGGTTTCGCCTACCCGGCGCTGGCAGGCGCGGCAGGCACCGGGGCCGGGGGACCATTCCTTGCGGCTATCCACGCCGTTCAGGCCGCGGCCTATGCTGTCCGCCCAGGTCCCGTACCTGCCCAGGTTCTCGGCGGTGATTATCTCGGTGCGGGCTATGTTGTCCGCCCGGCGGCGTAGCAGCCGGTTGTAGTAGGCGTCCGTCCGGCGCTGCACAGTCTGGCGCCAGCGCTCCGGCGAGTAGCCTTTGGGCACGGTCGCCAGTTGCTTGGCCTCGAAGTTTCGGACGGCCTGCGCCCATGCGGGGTGGAGGCCGATGTGCTGGCGGATCTGCCGGGCGGCTTGGTCCTTCGTCATCCCGCCGCCCAGCGACTGGCCGAGGACGTCGCGGATGGTGGCGCGCTGCGTCTCGGTGATGTTGCGGATGAGCTTGCCGGCCTCCTCCTGCCCGTACCGCTGGGACATGGCGTCTACGGTGTTGAGGCTGAGGTGGGCGTCGATCTTCCCGGCCTCGGCGATGGCGGCTTTGCCGACCGCTGATTCGAGGATGGGGGCGGTGTCGCCCAGCTTCTGGATGACGGGGTCCCAGTTGATGAAGTCGGCGAGGTTGCCCGCCCGGGCGGCGTCTATCGCGTCGTCGGTCAGGGCCTGGAAGGTCAGTTCCTGGGTGGACTGGTTGATGACCCGGGCGAGGCGCCGCTCGGGGCCCGTGCTGTCCGCCGCCTTCCGTAGCGGGCTACGCCGGGGCGCTGCCACTGGCGGTGCCCTTCGGTGTCTTCGGCGGCGTGGTGCCGGGGACGTTCGGGAGGCCCTTACCCGCGGGGGCGGCGGGCAGCCCGTCCTGATTGGCGGGGTCAAGCTGCGGCGGGGGCTTGGGCCGGTACGGGTCCTCGCCCTCTTCGAACATCTCCGCCCGGTCCTCCTCATTCACGGGGGGCAGGTCGGCGAGGTCGCGGATGTGGTCTTCGATGTCACGGTCGGGGATTAGGATGCCGGCGTCTACCGCCGACTTGAGGAACGTGCCGAGGGCGCTGAGGTCGGTGTTGTCCCCGGCGGCGAAGGTCAGCTTCGGCATGCGCTCGACCATGATGCCATTCAGCCGCAGGAGGCGGGGGATGGCGTGCTGGTTCACCACGGCACAGATAGCCTTGCCCAGCGATTCGACGGCCTGCTTCCAAAGGTCGATCTTGGATACGCCCAGGCTCTTGGAGCCGACGGCCTCGTGGCCCAGCATGAGGAAGTCGGCGAGCATGCTGATGGCAATCTGCTGGTTGTACCGGGCGATGATCTTATCGGTGTCGAACTGGCGGCTGCCGCCCGTGCTGAGGAGCTCGAGCTCGAAGAGGTGGTTGCCCTTCTCATCTATCGCCCGGGGGAAGACGACGCCCTCGACCTCGTTGCGTTTGATGTTGTTGACCATGTTCTGCATGGCGGTTACGACGGCCTTCTCCTGCTGCGTCGCATTGGGCGACAGGTAGCCGATGGGGACGTGGATGACCGGCAGGCCGGCGAGGTCGCGCTCGATGCCGATGGCCTCTATCTCCTCGATACGTTTCTTGAAGAACCATGGCCGGTAGGCGTTACGGATCAGGGGCCTGCCCTCCGGGTTGTTGTTCGCGGCCCGGACGCGGAAGAGGAGGGATTTCTCGATGGGGATGACGAAGGTGCCGTCGTCGGTCTGCTGCTTCATGCCCTGGATGCCGCCCTCCTCATCCATGACCCAACTATCCAGACTCGACTGGGCGCGGGGCGCCCACTTGCGCCAGCCGATACGCCCGTCAGTGAATTGGCTATTCTCGGACGGCTTATCACTGGGCCCTTGCCGGCGCTTATACACAATCTCGTGGTACGACCAGCCGTAGATGCACATGCTCATCGCACCGGCGAGGATGGTGGACCAGTCGTCGGACATGTCGCCGCGGCACTCCTCGGTGAAGTCCGCCGCCTCGGTCTCCTGCGGTGTCGCCTCCTCCGGGGCCTCTACTCCCCACTCGTAGGAGGCCAGGACCTCGGTGAAGGCGAGGATGGTGCCGCCAATGATGGGGTCGTTATCGCCCATCTCTCGCAGGATCTTACGGCCGTTGACGCCGCGTAGCTGGACGAGGAATTCCTCGTTGACGATGCCGGTGCTGATCTGCAGGCCGGAGCGGCCGACCTCGCCCATGTCCGAGGCTTTGGCTACTGGTCCTGCGTTGGTGGCTATCCGCTTGCGGGTCATCGTGTGCCCTTCGTGATTCCGATGAGGTAGTCCATGGCCTCGCGGGGGGTGAATCCCGCGGCGATGAGCGCTTCGTAGTGCTCGTGCATGGCTACGCAGCGGACCTGTAGGGGCGTGATGGGGTCGGTGGGTAGCTTCGCCATACGGTCCAACGTAAACGCCCCGGCCGTCTACTCCTGGGAGTGACGCGCCGGGGCGGCTAACTATGGTTGCGGGTGCCCTGCGGTGGGGGCTTAGCTTGGGTTATGGTTTGAGGATTTTGTTGAGGAGGCGGGCGAGGGCGCCGTTGACGCCCCGCCCTGCGGCTTTGCGGACTATGCGGTTGCCTGTGGCGCGTGGGCCGCGGCTTACGGCGTTGATGTCCCTGCTGAGCCGCGCGGCGGCGTAGAGGGCCTTACTGATCTGGTTGATGTTCACTGGTCCTCCTGTACGGGCGTGAGTATGAGGGTCCCGTCAGGCTCCCTAATGGCGAGGAACTTGCGGTGGCGGGTTACGGCTCCGAGGACTACCCTGCCGCGGGAGTCCAGTTCGACGAGAGTGGGTTCTTTGCGTTCGGTGCTCATGCTGGTTCCTCGAGGGGCTGGAGGTCTGCGGGGTGGATGGGGTAGCTCTGGTAGCCGATGATCACGTAGGCGCACCCTGCGTCGGCGATGAATTCGAGTTCGCCGACCTGCCCGTGGAGGGTGTGGCCGGGGTGGTAGATGCGGACGGTGTCTCCGGGGTTCACTTGCTGCTCCTCTTAGCTTCGGTGCGGGTCTGGAATCGGGCCAATGCCCTGTTGTTGAGTTCGTCGACGACGGCTCGGCGTAGTTGCCACTCTGGCATGGTCATGTGCTTCTCGTGGCGCGTCGCGCGGTAGTGGGCGGAGAGTTCTTCGTCGGTCATCCCTGCGGCCTCCATAGCCGCATGCTCGGCCTCGGTGCTCATCGCTGGGCCAGCCATTCGTTTACGAGGTCCATGGCCTTGTTGGTGCGGGCCGTCTGGTCTTCGTAGGCGGCTACCTCTTCGGCGGTGGCGTCGTCCTCGGGGGAGAAGGCGAATTCCTCGCCTGCTACCTCGAGGCCGTCGATGAGGTATTCGTTGGCGTCGACGTAGTCGTGCAGGTCGGCGAAGGTGCGGAGGCGGTCGAAGGTGGGGAGGGTGCCGCCGGCTTGGTCGATGAGGATGCGGGCGATGGTGTAGTCGGCGAGTACGGCGGGGCTGGTGGTGGTGGTCATTGCTTGCTCCCTTGGTGGGTGGTGGTTCCTTATGGGACAAGCTTAACCTAGGTTAGGCCTTGGTGTAAAGGGGGAGGCCCGCGCCTCTCCCGTAGCGCGGGCCTCCTGTCTAGAGTACGCGAACGTAAGCCGTCGGCGCGTAGGCCGGGTAGCCGACGTTGACGCTCCACTCGACCGTCTGGTTCCCGTTCCAACCGCCGTGGATCGCGCGGCCGTTACCGATGTAAACGGCGATGTGCGGGACCGCTGCTCCGTTCTGGGCGTAGTAGATCAGGTCGCCTGGGATCGCCTCAGCGGCGCTCACCTGATAGCCGAGGGACAGGTAGCCGACCGGCCAGTCGTGGAATCGGACGTTCGCTGCGGCGAGGGCGTTAGTGACCAACATGGTGCAGTCCTGCGCCCGGCCAAGTTGCGCCCGGGCGGCAGCCGCTATCTGTGCCGCCTTCGAACCTGCCGGTGGGGCGGCAACGGGCGCTGGGGCCGGCGGGGGTGCGGGTGCCGCTACGGGCGCGGGGGGTGGCGGCGCCGCTACAGCCGGGGCCCGCACCACGGGCGCAGGGGCTGGGTTGGGCGCCGCCTGTACGGGGGCGGGGGCCGGGGGGACTGGTGCTATCTCGACGACGGCGGGGGCGAGGACGTGCTCCGCTATTACCTCGGGGAGCCTGTGGTCGAGGACTATCTCGGGGTCTGCGGTGATTAGCTTGGGGCCGGTCTGCTCCGTCGCTTGCGCGGGGGTTTCGGAGGGGCCGGGGGTGAGGCCTACCTGGATGACCATGATGGTGCCGGTGA